TCAATGACAGGATAGAGTCGTTTGGTTACTCTACAACTGCAGGTACGGTTACATCTGTTGGAACTACAGGAACAGTAAATGGGATTACCTTAACTGGGACAGTTACGAATAGCGGAAACCTAACACTAGGGGGTACACTTGGAAGTATAACTGCTAGCCAACTCGCAGGGTCAGCCTTAACAACTAGTGCTGAATCATTCGCAGACAACGATACAACACTTATGACCAGTGCGGCAATCAATGACCGCATAGAATCATTTGGGTACACAACGAATGTTGGTGACATAACTGGTGTAACAGCAGGGTCTGGTCTAACAGGTGGTGGCACATCAGGTACAGTAACCTTAAACCATGAAGATACAAGTAGCCAAGCATCAGTGAACAACTCTGGTAGAACATACATACAGGATGTAACTTTAGATACATACGGACACGTCACTGGTCTTGTATCTGCAACAGAGACAGTAACTGATACAGTACCAAATAACGCTACAATTACATTAGCAGCAGGTACTAACCTTTCTGGCGGTGGTAATTTTACAACTGACCAATCTTCTAATGAGACAATCACATTTAACTTTAGTGGTACAATACCAACAGCTACTAGTGATTTAACAAACGATTCTGGATTTATAACAAGTGCCGATGGCGGTAATGCACAAACCCTAGACAGCCTAGACAGCACCCAGTTCCTACGCAGTGACCAATCTGATACGATGACAGGTGACCTCACTCTTACTTCAACAGATGGCGGTGCTACAGAGAACCCTACGCTAGACCTATACAGAAATAGTGCTAGTCCAGCAGATAATGATAAACTTGGTGCTATAGATTTTAGTGGCGAAAACAGCACAGGACAAAAGGTTATATATGGAAAAATAGAAACAGATATATCAGACCAAACAGATGGTTCAGAAGATAGCAGATTATCAATCTTCGGAATGTTTGGAGGCAGTTTAACTTCATATTATCAAGCTAAATTTGGTGTAAATACTTTTAATAGAAATATATTTTTAAGTAGTGGTATAGGTATTCAGTTTGAAGGGGCAACAAATGACTTTAATGAACTACTTTTGACAAGTGCGGATGTAACCGCAGACCGCACCATAACATTACCCGATGCCACAGGCACTGTTCTTTTAGACACTGGCAATCAAAGCATTACTGGCGACCTCACCCTTACCTCAACAGATTCTGGTTCGGCAGATGACCCGTCAATAATTCTTTATAGAAATTCGAGTAGTCCAGCTTATAACGATACGCTAGGTGAAATTATATTTAGAGGTAATAATACTACTAGTGGGCAAACAGCAGATTACGCTTCAATTACTACTAAAGTTCAAGGCACTTCTAATAATTTTGAACATGGTGAGTTAAATATAAATGTACTAAGAACTGGTGCTGTTTTAGAGGTAGCTAGTTTTAATTTTTCTGAAGTAAGACTTAAAAAACCAGTTAAATTAGATGAAGACGTAAATATTACATTTGAAGGCTCTTCTAGTAATAGCCATGAAACAGTATTAGATGTAATTGACCCCACAGCAGACCGCACCATAACATTACCAGATGCTTCTGGTACTGTGGCATTAACATCAGATATAACAGGCGGTGCATCTAAAGGATTTGCCGTAGCAATGGCAATAGCATTATAAGGAGAAAATAATGGCACAAGACTTTGAAAGAAGTATAGCAAGAAATATAGGAACATCTGCTAGTACACTTCGAACTGCTAACTCAGATGATGCTATAGTTGGGATTAATCTTTCTAATACTACGACATCTCAAATATTAGTAGATGTATATATAACAGCTAGCTCATCTGATTACTATATAATAAAAGATGCACCTATTCCTGTAGGTTCATCTTTACAAGTATTAGATGGTGGTGCTAAAATAGTACTACAATCAGGAGATGCATTAAAAATAGTTAGTAGCGCAGCAAATAGTTGCGATGCATGGATATCTGTAGTAGATACAATTAGTGAATAGAGGAGATAGAGTATGCCTTATATTGGTGGTACACCCACAGCAAACTTTGTTGACATACCTGTAGTAGAAAGATTTAACGGTAATGGTTCTACTACTTCATTCACTATGTCTCGTACAGTAGGTGCAGATGAAGATATACTTGTTTCTGTAGATGGTGTTATTCAAGACACAAATAAATATAGTGTATCAGGTACTAGTCTTTCTTTTAGCACAGCACCTTCAACTGGTACTGGCAATATCTTTGTAAACTTTCTTGGTGTTAGTATAGCTACTGTATCACCACCAACTGCTAACAGAAGTAGCTTTATAGGTGGTGGTATGTTTCGTGTAAATGATAAAACTGTAGGTTCTAATGTAACAGTAGGTGGTGCAGAGAATGCTAGTGCTACTGGCCCTATCACTGTAGGTTCGGGGATAACGCTTGATGTAGAATCAGGTGGTACGTTGGTGATAATATGAGTACGTTAAAAGTAACAACCATACAAACAGCTGCTGGCGGTGCGGTTACGCTAACTAATCAACAGGCGGCAAAGGCTTTATGTAATTTAGATGGCACAGGTACAATAGCAATTAGAGCAAGTTTTAATATAAGCAGTGTTATCGACAATGCCACAGCAAAATACGTACACAGTTTTACTAATTCATTTACTGATGTAAATAATATTACCGCTGGTCTTAACAATCAAGCTAATAATAACAATAATAACAATAGGTACGTTAGTCTTCCTGGTTATGCAAGCGCAAGTCAAGTTGAAACATGGGGTATTAGAGGCGATAATTTAGCTCAAGAAGATTCAGAATTTTTACAGATTGTTACACACGGAGACTTAGCATGAGTACCTTTATAGTTGACAATCTCAAAGGTAAAACCACTGCTAACACTATGACTGTCCTTGCTGGTCATGCCACAGATAGTACGACTACAATAAATCTTGAGCAGGGGTTGGCGAAGGCTTGGATTAATTTTAATGGCACAGGTACGATAGCATCAAGAAATACCTTTAATACTACGTCACTTACTGATGTAGGCACAGGAAATTATTCTTTTGATTTTGTTAATGATATGAACAACAATGATTATGCTATAACTGGTGGTGCAAGAAGTCCAGCAGTAGCAAGTGGTTTATTAAATGCGCCTCCTGATGCCGAAAGCGAGGCAGCTACAGATTCTTTAGAGTTTTATGCACTTAGTTTGGCTGGCAATCCTACTGATTTTAATCATATTTATGTTGTTGTACACGGAGACTTAGCATGAGTACTTTAAAAGTAGATAATCTCCTGTTGCAGAATAATAATACAGGTACTGGTAGAATACTTGAGATGTTTGGTGGTATATGTGCTGGACAAACTTTTCAAGTTTTAAGTGGTTCATATACTTTAGAAAATGTAACTGGTGTGCAAAATATGACCACAACTTATACAGATATAACAGGGAGTAGCATAACTTATACACCTCCTGAAGGTACAAAAAATGTAATCTATAAATTTAGTTTTTTACACGATAGGCATGATTCTAGTCCATTGTCGCATTTTCGTACTTATCTTAATGATGATGAAATTGTATATCGTAGATTTTCTATTGGTATTCCCAGTTCTTATGGACAGGTAACTACTCATATTGCTTCATTTCAATGTAATGCTTCTGCTACTAATTTTAATGTTGGTGCGCTTACAAGTTGGACAACACCTAAAACTATAAAAATGCAAGGCAGAGAATACGGGAGTAGCAATGAATCAAAACTACATGAAACACATCATTGGGATGGTGTTGGTGGCGACCAATTTTATGCACCTTCAATAGAAATAATGGCAATAGGATAAACAATGATAACAACACCACAATTCAAAGGCACACATTTATTTGACAGACTATGTTGGGCTAAAGAAAACCTAGACGGAGTGCAGTCAGACTACCGTGTAGTGTATGAAGACAGCATAGACGAATGTGCAAAGATACTTGTTCCTGACCCTAACTGGATGGCTTGTGCATTGCAAGGCGGTATCTTACCACCAGTGTGGGTATATTGGGAACTAAAGAAAGATGAATCACAACCTGACTTCAAGAAACATACTCGTGGGTATCTGTTACATCAGACAGAACCAATGGAAGCTATGACTGAAGAACGAGCAATAGAATACCTAATTCAAAAGGATGTGCCAGAACATGTCTGGAAGAATTGGGATGAAGGCAATCGTCCAAAGATGGTTATCTGTAGGAAGAACCAACTTCCTGCAACTAGAGAATGGCGTAACTCTTGGCGTATTAGCGAAGACGTTACCGTTATAGAAGAAGCAGCATAACTTATAGGAGAATTAAATATGACTGTAGCAACTTATATTGTTGACAAGGACGGTAATCAAGCAAATGCTGCTAGTGTAACCGTACCTTCAAACAGAAACTTTCGTGGTGCTTGGACACTAAATGGTAGTGTTATTTCAGAGGATTTAGATAAAGCAAAAGAAATCTTCAAAGATAAGATCCGTGAAGTAAGAGCACCACTACTTGACGCAGAAGATGTTGTCTATATGAAAGCATTAGAAGCTGATGATGCCACTGCAAAAGCAGCAAGTGTAACAAAGAAAACTAATCTTCGTGACGCACCTGCAGCTAGTGCAATTACAAATGCAACAACAATTGCAGAATTAAAAGCAGCATGGGATACTAGCCTGTTAGGTGATAGCCCATACGCATAAGGAGTTAGGCTATGACATTAACACAAGTTAGACCAGCAGGGTTAGAACCACGTTCAGGTAGTATTATACAGGTTCAGTATACGCAGTATACTAGTGCAAGCATTCAAAGTATTACTGCGAATACAGATACCGCAATTGATAATATAACAGTAAATATTACTCCTAAATTTAGTAACTCTATTATTAAATTAGATTGTGCTTGGTTTGGTGAAGGTACAGCAGCTAACTGGACAGCTAATGCTATGATGTTCTTTTTTAGAGACAGCACAAAATTATCGGTAGCAGCTGCATCTAATAGACGAGTAGGAATAACTACTGCTAATTATGGTTATCACTCTGCTGACCACGGTTCAACACCTGATACTGCAAATGTAACTTGGTTTGATGCTGAGCATAACACAACTTC